GCATCTGGAACATATACTTCACCATATTCTTATAAGGAATCTGGTAAATATCTGCCTTATCATCGTGAGTTCCAGGCAGAAATCCAATCTCTCTGGTTGCAACAAGTGAACGAACAAGATAAATTCTTTCGTATGGTGTTCTTTCATCGAGAACATCTGCAAGGGCATTATAGAGTGTGATAAAGGTTTTACCTGTCCCAGCACATCCATAGGCAACAATATGTTTACCATCATTATAAGACTCAAACAAACGTTTTTGATTGTCTGTAAGGGGATCAATGTCAACTAAGTAATCAGCACTTAGAGGTTTTCTCCTCTTCATCTGCTTTGCAGTCAAACCAACTCCGATAGGTTGATCAACGTTGCCTCTTTTTCTTCTTGCCATTAGATTTTATTCAGATGTTTAAATTTTCTTTACTCTTGAGCCCGGAGCCTTGCTGGCTTTCGCAAGCACATCGTTCCATCCGGGGTTCCTTGCAACCAGTTTGTCCCGCCATTCCCCAATTTCACAGGCACTTGGTGCGGTTGATGGATCACTCCAGTCCCTAATCCAGTCAACATTATCCTTTGACCATTGATCCCAGTCGTGAATACTCATAACAACTTCTTTTTGTTCCCCAGTTTTTTTATTAATGATTGGGTATGTTGGCATTTTTTTTACTCTCAAAACTTGTATATAAAAAATTATTTATTGGTATTTCTTGTAAAGGTTCTTCCTCTCCTCCAACCTTGAGGTATTTCATTTTCCTTAAAAACATATCTACTTTCATTGCCATCAGTAATCCACATCATAACACTTTTCCCACTATTCCAAGATTTTTTACCATACCTATGATTTTTTTCACCAATTTGTCTCTCACTCAATTTTCTTTTAGTTTCTTCACTCCTTTTTGATCCATAGGATGGATGATCTTTACCAAACTTACCATACATATGATTTTTTTCACCTTTTTGGCGGTCACTAAACATTTGTAAAACATCTTTACTATGTCTATATCCGTAGGCAGGATGTTTCTCTCCTATTTTACCATACATTGGGTTATTTTTTCCATTCAAACAATAGTAGAATTTAGTTGAAGTCTGTTTTGCTCTATTCGCAAAATGAGGATTTTTATCTACTTCATAAAAATTGTGAAGAATTATTTCTGCTTCAAGTGCTTCTTCTACACTATCAAAAGTTTCTAAAATAATCTTTTGAGATGGATTAAAGTTCTTATCGTGAAAACTTCCAAAGTAATTTACATCTTTTTCTGGAAGACAATCACATTCTCTTTTTCCAATATAACCCCTCCCATATTCCTCATAGGAATAATACACATAAAAATGTTTCATACTACTCTTAACTTGGTGACATAAGTATTTATAATAGAAAGGGGCATTTCTGCCCCCTTATTCTGCCTTAAATGTGTCACCAAGTTAAGGCACATTTATTTATGGACTCAGACGAGCACGATGCAGTCTTTTCTCTTCATAATACTTCCAAACATTTGGTGACCATTTTTGAAGAAGAGGGACAAATTGCTCACACAATGCTTGAATCTCTAATTGTGCATCCATTTTTGCTCGCAGATCCATAATATGAAGAACAGAACGTAAGTTAAAAGAAACCACAAAGTTCTGACGAATTGCTTGTGCAAGATAGTCCCTAATGTGCTCTTCGCACATTCCTTTTTCGTATTTTGTCGCATAACGCTTGCAACCTTCTACAATCCAGTTTAGTTCGTCTTGATAATCTTCTGCTGTCCAATCATACTTCTTACCATACCGATTAGTATAAAATCCAGGAGGACGCACAAAAAATACATCTTCTGGTTTAAGTTCACCGCTTGCAACTTTGATTACTCGCTTACCAGTGTAACGTTGAGATTGAACATCGAAAGTTACACCCACTCTATGAGTTCGTGCCTGCATCGCAACATTATGAACATACCCAGACACTGAAAAAGTAATAGAAGGGTGTTCTAGGGGGCCCCAGTGCCCTTTCTCATTGCTTAGTAGACGCTCTACAACCCATTCACCACATTCATTTGGACTAGGAATAGTTTGGTTGTGAATTGGAGTTTCAGAATAATCACATTTACCTGCCTGATAAATGACTTGTTCTGGAAGTGCATAGCATTGAAGAACTACTACTTCAAGATTTTTATCAAGTTCAAGAAGATCTTTTGCTTTAATAGGTTTCATTTCTTTCCAAATCCTTTTGATGTTTTTGCTTCCAGTTCTGCGAGTTCTTCTTTCAATGCTCGCAGTTGTTGTTTCATTTCTATAATTTTTTCAGCAGTGTAAAGATGCTCTTGTTTTGTAAGTTTCTCAAGCAACTTTACCAGTTCTTTTGCTCTATTAGTCATCTAAATCAGAGTCCTCAAAAATTTCGTCGTAATCTAAAATTGGTCGTTTTCTTACTTCTGGTTCTGTGTACTTATATGCAGATGTATCAGAATAAATTTCTGCCTTAAGAGAATCAACCAAGAGTTCAAGATTACGAACAATCAGTTTTAGTTTGTCTTTGTCCATAAGATATCATTCTCTCTCAAGATTTTAGCATAAAAAAAGGAGGGGATCAACCCTCCTTAATGTCATCGCATTGCCATTGCAAGTTGTGCTTTGTATTTACGATCTTCTTTTTTCTTTTGATCTTTAATAAGTTGAAGTACATTAATTTTCTTCATCACTTATGCCCCTCCTTTACAAACTTAACACCACGATAGGTTTCGTTGTATTGTTGGGGTTGCTGCATCATCTGTTGTTGATACTCAAGACGCTTTTGAGTATCATATTCAATGCCGCGATATACGACTTTAGACATTAGGTTTCTCCTTAGTTTTTTAGGTTAAAGAGCGTTCCTTCAGTCGGCGTTTGCGTTCGGTATTTGCGAATACCGAATGAACGACCTACTCTTTTTCCACCTACGAATAGAAGTATGACTAGTCCCATACATTTCACCAAGTTCTCTAATAGGTATATCTAAGATAGAAGGATTTTTATCTACGTCTTCCAAGAAAACTTTATATCCACCACCCCTTCTTCTATCATTTAGATATTTTTCAGGAGTGTTGATATAAGTAGATAAATCTCTCAGTCTACCTTTAACCCAACCATTAGGTATTTGGTTTTTATGGACTAGTTTTTCTTCTATTCCATTATTCACACGAACCATACCATAGGAGCATAGACCAACTTTTGTTGACTTCACCTTATTAGCGAAGTGTTGATTCTCATCAACAGAGAAGAACTCATGGAGTTTTATTTCTGCTAAGTGTGCATCTTCTCTAGTCTCGTGGATGGATAGGATAATTTTTTCAGTTGGACTGAAAGTTTCATCCGTATAACTCCCCATATAAAAATCCATAGAAGGTTCTACAGAAGAACCCCTAGAACCAATATATCCACGACCATAAGGTTCGTATGAGTAGTAGGTATAGAAAAACATAGGCATCCCGTTCCGCGTCGGCTTACTTCCGTCTGTTTCCAGATGAACGTAAGGTCATTATAGACCTTTTCAGATTATATAGCAATATTACTGTGTATAAAATGTTACACTTTTACAAATCTTAAGGGGGCAAAAAAATTGCCGGGATTTTTTCCCAGCATTTTGTAAATCACTTTCGCTTTTTCTTTTCGGGGGATTTGTAACCCCAGAGTTTTGGATTGACTCGTCCGTATCCAAAGTCAATACTCTTCAGATTGCCACGAAACTTATCCCAGTACATATCAAACAATTTAATTCTACTTCCTCTTGTAAGATCAAAACAGATCTTTTCATCTACAAAATACTTTATGATATAAGCATCATTTGGAGCTTCTTTAGTACAAACGTCAGTATATGAACCATTTTCAATCAGAATATCACAACCATAACGTGACTTACAAGTTTCTTTTTCTGCTGATGTCCAATGGTCCATATTATTTTCCGTATTTTGCTTTACTCCAATTACATCATGAACTTGACTCACGAACGACCTCCCCAGTGAATATCAGGATATGCCTCAGAGACAATTTCCTTTGTGAGTTTATATTTTTCTCCAAGTTTTTTATCCTTACATAAAATTAGGATTTCTGCTTCAAGAGGATGAAGTCCTTGAAGAATATTAATAAACATTGTTTCTCTACGAAGAGAACTCAGACTATCATTCCCACCTTTAATAAAATTATAAAATTTATCATATTCTTTACGAATTGAAGAAAATCCTTGATCTTGTGATCCAAGAGAATTACTTCCTACCTCTTGCATTTTAGTAACAGCATCTCCAATTTTTTCACTCATGGTGCCGCTAAATGAATTTTGTTCCCCAACACTTGCATAAGGAACGTCTCCAGGTGGAAGAATTGAAATAACACTTTCATCAAAATTCCAAATAAAAATCGCTTTCAATGAAAGATGTTCATATTTTTTTAGAACTTCAACTTTTTTTACATTTGATCTTTGTTTCGAAACAAGTTGAAGAACTTCAAATGCAAAAGGATTGGTTGGCAATTCTTTAATTTGGTCGTCTGTTGTTTTAACAGAAATAACTTTTGCTTTAGTCGATGCTTTTTTTTGTGTTGTCGTAGTCATAAAAATCCAGAATCTAAAATCATTTACAATATTTAGTTAATCTTCATCATCCTCATCTAAATCCTCATCAAGGAAATAATCAGGATTAAAACTTACTGCTAAAACTTCATCTGCAATTACATTTCCTTTGTCATCAAAAAATTCTGGATGAAGTTTAGGTGTATCTTGATAATTCATCATATATTCTCTTGCTACCCAACCAGTTATAAGTCCCACTATAAGAAACAGTATGGTTAGAAAGGAACCAAAGACTAAACTAACTGCTAACATTTTTCTTTCTCCGGGAAATTACTTTTCTTTTCCTTGCCTTAAAGGAAAACTCAAAATAGATAGTAACTTCCCGATTCAGAAAGCAAACTATCTTCTCAAAAATGATATGGAATGGTTGAGTTTGCTTTCGTTTGCCTCCATTAAGAATGAGTTCAACACCACGATTTCTGTGGTCAGAGTTATTTATGTTTTTATCAGACAATTTGTTTCTCTTTCAAAAACTTAACTGTATCAGTACATCCTCCTAGTTTTTTATCATCACAAATGACTTGAGGAAATGTGGAACTTTCTCCAAATTCTGCGTAAAATTCGTCTTTGGTAAAATGTTCTCCTAAATTATACACTACAAAGTTACTTCCTGTCAATTCTAATACTTGTTTAACTTTATAGCAATATGGGCAATTTTCTTTTGAGTATACAGTAAAATTCATAAGTAGCAAAAGATTTATAGTAATTTATAATAGAAAAAAAGGAGGGTAATACCCTCCTTATGAACCACCAACTCACCTCTCCCACCACAGAGAAGTGGTCTTCATTCCCAAAGTTACAAGGATTGTGAAGACTTGAATATTATAAAGGATTTTGAATCAGGTGTCAAGTTAAAGAGCATGAAGAGCAGCAGATGCTTCAGAAAGTTTTTCTGTGGCCGCGGTCTGTTTTTCCAATGCAGTTTCTTCATCACCAGAACTTCTTGCTGTTTCAGATTCTAAAAGAAGTGATATAGACTTCAAGTAAAAATTTGCAACTGAGTTATATTCTTCTTCAGTCAAAACTTGAACACTATTTTTTCCACAAGGACTTACAATCGTCGTTACTGCAGTTGAGTCTGGAACTTCAGAAAGACAAACATCTACACCTTCGGAATCTTTTAACCAAACTTTCACGTCCAGTCCAGCATATTCTTTATAAGGATGTCTCTTATAATTTGGTTCTGAAAGTTCACAACAAAAAGAATTATTGTTATCATCAACATAATAATGTTTGATATATTGCATTGTAATTTGAAAAATCTTTAATTATTTATGGCAATCCCATACTTTTGAGAGAGTTCCTTGTTTTGATCATCCATTGTAGGAAACCCTTTGACCTTTGCCCAGCAAACAATCGAATATCTTTTTCCTTTTGTGACTGGTTCGACTCCATGCTTATAATGATGATTAGATGGGAAGCAAACCATCATTCCTGGTTCTGGTCTCACACGAATCTTGAGATCTGGAAATATAAAATCGCCACCTTCAAAGTCATCGTTCAGATAAAAGACCATTGATAGATCTCGTTCGGTTGATTTCTTCCAAATCAGTTCACCATCAGGAGTCTGCCAAAGAGATTCACCATCAATATGTGGGCAGTAGTGACCTCCAATTCCATAGGACAAAATCTGAGGAACTTCACTTTCGCAGATTTCTACACCATAAAAAGGATTGACAACTTCTTTGACGACATTGTGCATCAACTCAATGATCTTTGGTTGAATCGGGCCCATCTCAATATGTTGTGTGTCACGAATGGTCTTATCGACTCTCCATTCCTTACCACCAGTCTCATTTGACTTATGTGGATCAAAGACTGCTAGATCAGTTGCTGTTGAAGACTTGATATGTTGAACTATTTCTTGAACACCATGTTCATTGATCACATTTGGTTTGATCAAAACATAAGATAAAGGATTTTCAATCATAAGTTTTTGAATATTATAACACTAATTATACGTTAAATGATGCAGGGTATGTCGGTTGTGGCAATGCGTTTGCTCTTGCGCTTGATGCTGCAAGAGACCTACGAGCAACACTTAATGCTGCACCAGGAACTGCTGCTGTTGTATCTGATGAATAAGTGACCTTATCCATTGTTGAGAATGTACCAGGACCACCACCACCAAAATAACCAGCAGTTGAGTTTCCTGATGCTGCCAGACGATAACGTGTTCCACTTAATGCGGCACCAGGAACTGCTGCTGTGGTGTCTGATGAATAAGTGACCTTATCCATTGTCGATGGTGCAGGAGAACCACCACCAAAGTATCCAGAAGATTGATTACCTGTTGCAGCAAGTTGAGAACGAGCAACACTTAATGCTGCACCAGGAACTGCTGCTGTTGTGTCTGATGAATAAGTGACCTTATCCATTAATGATGATGTAGGAAGACCACCACCAAAGTATCCAGCAGTTGAGTTTCCTGTTGCGGCAAGATAACGACGAGCAGCACTTAATGCGGCACCAGGAACTGCTGCTGTGGTGTCAGATGCATAAGTAACCTTATCCATTGTTGAGTAATTGGGTATAGGGAATGCTGATCCCACTCCACCACCGAAGTATCCTGCAGTTGAAGATCCTGTTGCAGCAAAACTAAAACGACCAACACTTAATGCTGCACCAGGAACTGCTGCTGTTGTATCAGTGGAATAAGTAACCTTATCCATTGTTGACTGGGGACCAGGAAAACCACCACCAAAGTATCCTGCGGTTAAGGATCCTGTTGCAGCAAGTCCATAACGTGCTGCACTTAATGCAGCACCAGTAACTGTTGCTGTTGTATCTGTTGAATAAGTAACTTTATCCATTGTTGATCTTGTACCACCAGGATTAAAACCACCACCAAAGTATCCAGTGTTCGGAGTCGGTGCGAATGATGGGGTCTCAAAGGTTGGTTGTGGCAATGCATTTGCTCTGGCACTTGATGCAGCAAGATCACTACGAGCAACACTTAATGATGCACTAGGAACTGCTGCTGTTGTATCATTAGAATAAGTGACCTTATCTATTCTTGAAAAAAGAGGAAGACCATAAGACGCTCCACCACCAAAATATCCTGCATTTGAGTTTCCTGTTGCAGCAACTTTACAACGATTGGTGCTCAAAAATGCACCAGGAACTGCTGCTGTAGTATCAGTCGCATAAGTGACCTTATCCATTGTTGATCGATCAACACCAGTCAATCCCGGACTGGGTGGAGTGCCACCACCAAAGTAACCTGCGGTTGAGTTTCCTGTTGCTGCCAGATGATAACGTGCTGCACTTAATGAGGCACCAGGAACTTGTGCTGTAGTATCAGTAGAATAAGTTAACTTATCCATTGTCGATCTTAGTTCTGTACTAGTACCATAACCACCACCAAAGTATCCTGCGGTTGAGTTTCCTGTTGCAGATCCGTAAGTGCGACCTACACTCAAAAATCCAGCAGTAGGAAGTGCTGCTGTGGTATCAGATGAATAAGTTACCTTATCCATTGTTGATATTTGTGAGGGAAATCCATATCCACCACCAAAGTATCCTGCTGTTGAAGATCCTGTTGCACTTGATATTTCACGAGCACTAGATAGTTTAGCCAATGGAACTGCTGCTGTGGTGTCTGATGAATAAGTGACCTTATCCATTGTTGAATAATTTCCGACACCAGGAACCTGACCACCACCAAAGTATCCTGCGGTTGAGTTTCCTGTTGCTGCCAGACGATAACGAGCAGCACTTAATGCTGCTCCAGGAGCTGCTACTGTTGTATCAGTTGAATAAGTGACCTTATCCATTGTTGATCTTACACCAGGAGCAGAACCACCACCAAAGTACCCAGTGTTTGGTGCTGTTACATTAACTGTTCCTGGTGTTGCAGTGAGTGCTGGTGGTTGTGGTAGTGCATTTGCTCTTGCGCTTGATGCAGCAAGACCAAATCGGGGATAACTTAAGTTTGCACCAGGAACTGCTGCTGTGGTATCTGATGAATAAGTGACCTTATCCATTTCTAAGAATCCAGGACCACCACCAAAGTATCCTGCTGTTGAATTACCTGTTGCACCAAGATAACCACGTGCTGCACTTAATGCGGCACCAGGAACTGCTGCAGTGGTGTCTGATGAATAAGTGACCTTATCCATTGTTGAGAATGTTTGACCACCACCAAAGTATCCTGCTGTTGAGTTTCCTGTTGCGGCAAGACCATAACGAGCAGGAACACTTAATGCGGCACCAGGAACTGCTGCAGTGGTGTCTGATGAATAAGTGACCTTATCCATTGTTGATCTTGGACCAGGATTACCACCACCAAAGTATCCTGATGTTGAGTTTCCTGTTGCGGCAAGATAGTAACGAGCAACACTTAAGGATGCTCCAGGAACTGCTGCTGTTGTGTCGGTTGAATAAGTGACCTTATCCATCAATGTAAGTCCTAAACCACCACCAAAGTATCCTGCTGTTGAGTTTCCTGTTGCGGCAAGATAAGAACGACCAACACTTAATGCGGCACCAGGAACTGCTACTGTAGTATCAGATGCATAAGTAACCTTATCCATTATGTCTGTAAAATAACCACCACCAAAATATCCTGCTGTTGAGTTACCTGTTGCTGCCAAACCATAACGTGCAGCACTTAAT